CCCGGTGTACACCACTAAAAATAAATCAATTTAGGTAGTGTACACCAAGAAAAAGGGTTATATTTAATTAGAGTCCATTCGAATTGATGTAATCTTCATAATTAGACATTATATAGTCATTGGTGTTGTCATCAATGTTGTCATCTATATCCTGTGTACCAGGGTCAAAATCAAAGTCAATATCTGGGCATTCATCGGGATCTAGAAAGTCTGGATCTCGTGGGTCCAAGAAACAACGGTTGGGGAGTCTAGCGAAATGTGTAAACATGATGTTTCCTCGTATTGATGAATTTGTGTTAATCAAGGTTATATTATAATACCTTTTGTAATCTGTGTAAACTATTAAATTTATGCGGTCTGGTGCTGTGCCAAAAGAAAATGTGTGTGGCGCTGAGCTTGAGTGGGGCGGCGCTGTGGCTGTGGGTGGGAGGAATAATTTTGTTCCTACAATGCGGTAAACGCTGTGGGTGTGGTGTAATGGTGCAGGCCAAAAGAAATCCGCTGGGCGCGGTATTGCGCTGCGCTCGCTGTGCCAAAAGACAGGTGTGATCGCTGTGATCACTGTGTGTTTCTGCTGGTTTTTCTTCCGTGTGTACTTCTGTGCGCATATATATTATAATAAGTATGGGTATTGGGATATTTGGATTTGAGATTTGACTCTGGGAGATGCGCTGTGGAACTGATAGCTTATAACAAGAGAAGTTTAGAGAATAGGACTGAGGCTGAGAGTATTGATTATGATCTCGTTGAGGCCAAAGAAAAGAGTATTGGTGAGAACTATTATAGAGCCAAAAGAAATGAGATATCCCTTTCTTGGCTTGATCTTGATTCGGCACAATTGAGTGGAGAAAAGTCTTATATTTGGCACGCTTCCATGCCATTGCCGCTATGGCAGTGTAAGGAGATATATTCAGCCGCGAAAAAGATGCCAAAAGACGTCTGTCGTGATCTTGTATTTCCTGATTATGAACTGAACCAAATGGAAACCTCATTATTCGATGTGATCTATTCATATGGGCGAGCCAAAGGACTAGATGAAGTCCTGACGGAACTGTTCAATGGGGCGCGAGCGGGTGATCCAAGAGCTGTGAAGATGTTCCTTGAGGTGCATGATCTATTGGCCGAGGTAAAGGGTGATAGCCTGGATAAGATCATACATTTTTCCTTTGAGGGCTGATTGGCGGTGAGGCCAAGAAACAGGGTGTCCCGGAGTGGCTTGTTGGCCAAGAAACAGAGCGTGGCGCACCGTAGAAACATAATTAGAGGGCTTGTTGGCCAAGAAACAGAGCGTGGCGCACCGTAGAAACATAATTAGAACATTAAATCATAATATAAAATAAGATGCTTTGGGCGCTATCTTCTATATAACCTAGGTTACTTTTCGGCTTTAGCTATACTATGATCTATTTGTCTTATATCTCTTATAAGATATATTACTATTAAAGGGATAATAATAGATATAAGGATAATAGGTATAGTTAAAACCTTAAATCCTGAGAGGTATTGCGGCCATTTATTTCTTGGAAAGGCAGAAAATCACTAAAATTAGCAACAAGGTGATACTTGGATGGGCGGAATTAAAGACTAATATAAGAGCAAATAAGACGATTATACTTGGTATAAGCGGAAAAAGAAAACAAAAAAGCAGCAAAATAAGAAAGGTTATCATGGTTATATATGCAGAAAAGCGCCACTATCAGAGATAGCGGCGCATTTAAGATCAGTGGTCGATTATTAGGATTATGCAGCCTTAGCTTTTCTTATGGCGTCGAGCACGAGCGCTCTAGCAGGTGCTCCTTGGAGACCGGCAAAGGACAAGTGGAAGCGATAGGTCTTCGCCAAATCTCTTAAATGGCCTTCTTTTATGGCACAAATCATAGCACCAACGATCTTATCGTAATGGGCTTTACCGAGATAATCTTCTGCGTCGCCACGCGCTTTAACCATCCTTTCTTGCTTGGTGCCGCTGTAGCTTACTGTATAAGACATTGTAGTTTCCTCTTGGTAGAGCCGCCATCCATGGCAGCGGTTGATTAGTGGGATTAGGCGGCCTTGGCTTTAGCTTCAGCAGCCTTCTTCTTGGCTTCGGCGCCGAGGCTGATGACCTTACCTTTGGCATCCTTAATGGTGAGCAAGCCCATCGTCTCGTCGTAGCGCAGGTCAGCCCACATATACTTCGCTTCCGTCGCCATCTTCTCATGGAAGAGCTTTTGATATTCTACCAGTGACTTCGCCTTCTCATAAATGGCGTAGCGCTTGCCGGCTTTTCCATTTGGCCTCTTCGCTCCTTTCTTGTACTCAAAAGTGCAGCCATCTTCGATCTTCACGCCGTTAGCAGAGTATTCTTTTTTATAGGTGATTTCGGTAGTCATTTTCATTTCCTCTTTAAGTGAATGAGCTTGGTGATTTAAGCTCGAATATATTATATCACCGCGTATAACGCTTGTAAACAATTATTTTTATCTATTTAATTTAACCTCCCGTTGTTGTTAATGTGAGGTTATTGTACACCATTTGGGCCACATGTACACACGTTTTATGAAAACAATATGTTTCTCTTGGTGAAACAATAGAATACTAATTAAATCAATAACTTACGCGCTTGGTGATAATCAGTATCATCCGCGTGGCTGCGCAAGTGATAATCATTCTCACTGGCCCTCGCCGGCCCAGATGGGCTGGTACACTTTCTCGCGGCAAAAGCTGCGCACTATCCCCCTTTCTGGAAATGGAAAATTGCCCCAACAGGTTTTAAGGTTCTAAGGTTTTGAGGTTCTGGAAATGGAAAATTGCCCCAACAGGTTTTAAGGTTCTAAGGTTTTGAGGTTCTCGAGGAGGAAAATTGCCCCAACAGGTTTTAAGGTTCTTACTATCCCCCTTTCTGGAAATGGAAAATTGCCCCAACAGGTTTTAAGGTTCTAAGGTTTTGAGGTTCTCGAGGAGGAAAGAGGGCATAACTCTTCACAGGATTTAAGGTTCTTAGCACACGCTAAACAGCCAAACCAGGGAAAATAATAGGCGGTTTTTATTTACAACCTCTCTTTTTTATATTATAATAATTCATCAAAGAGGAAATATATGGCACAAACGATCGCATATAAAGCATCTCCCACTGGGAAGCCATTCCACAAGAGTGATTGCTTTGTTCGCGCCATAATTGGTCCTATCGGGTCTGGTAAATCTGTCGCTTGCACGATGGACATCATGAAGCGCATTTGCGAACAAGCGCCTTACACGGACAAGGTGCGCCGCTCTCGATGGGCTATAGTCAGAAATACTTACCGCGAACTCATCGACACCACGATGAGAACCTTTTTCGATTGGATACCAGAGTCTCTCGGCACATTACGCAAAATTGATATGGAATTTACCATGTCTTTTGGCCTCAAAGATGGAACCCGAGTTGAAGCTGAAATTCTGTTCCGCGCACTTGACAAACCGCAAGATGTGAAGAAACTTCTTTCTTTGGAATTAACTGGCGTTTGGTTAAATGAAGCCAGAGAAATTCCAAAACAGGTTCTAGACATGGCGCAAGGCCGCGTCGGCAGATACCCGAACAAACGCCAAGGAGGTCCATCTTGGTGGGGTGTAATAGCAGACACAAATCCACCAGATTCTGATCATTGGTTTTATACTCTTTTCGAAGAGACTGCGCCTGAAAATCACGTTATATTTCACCAGCCAAGTGGAATTTCTCCCGCAGCGGAAAACATAGAAAACCTTCCGCCAAATTACTACAAAAACATGATGGCCGGCAAAGACCAAGAATGGATTAATGTTTATGTTCATGGTCAATACGGATTTGTAAGTGATGGCAAACCCATATTTCCAGAATATCGGGATGACTTTCACCACACTAGCGAACCCATCTCTCTTTTGGATCACCTTTATGTCGGAATTGACTTTGGTTTAACTCCTGCTGCAGTAATCCTACAAAAGACTCCGTCTGGTCAAGTACAGGTTATCGATGAACTTTGCACTTTTGATATGGGTGCTGTTTCTTTTGGTAAACTGCTCTTCGAAAAGTTGTCAGCTCCAGAGTATAAAGACAAGAAGTTTGAAATTTATGCCGATCCAGCAGGAGAACAGCGCAGTCAGTCGGATGAAACGACTCCATTTCAGATTCTTTGGAAACAGGGAATTGAAGCATGGCCGACTTACACAAATGATTTCACGATTAGGCGCGAAGTCGTTGCAGAATCATTAATGCGACTCGATTTTAAAGGCTCTCCAGGTTTTATCCTTGGTCCAAAGGCAAAAATGCTACGTAAAGGCCTTTCAGGCGGTTACAAATATAAGAGACTGCAGGTATCCGGAGAAAATAGATTTCAGGATCGCCCAGATAAAAATCGGTATAGCCACGTTTGCGAAGCGCTCCAATATGCTATGTTAGGCGCATTTGGCGATGACAAGATTATTGGTGGATATGGTAATCAGACAATTGATTACTCAAACCTCAATAGAATGACGGTGTGATGCATGAGATTTGAAGAGCAAATCAAGAATTATCTAAAGACTTCTGATTGGAAATATCAGAAGTCTATAGACCAAGGCTTTGATAAGCTCAAAGATCCAGTTGCTGCTCGTGGACTCTTTGACTTAGTATCAGGATTAGGCACTAATAATGTTGGCCTAGCTGGCATTATTCGTAATCCTGCAAAGTCTGTTCAGTTAGCTGACCAGAATATTGCATATAACAAAATTCTTGAGTATCTTAATGAGTACAATTGGACTCCTCTTGGTTTAGATGATTTGTATGGACATTTTATTGGTGGAGGAGGCCCTGATCTAGACCCTTATTTATCAGATGACGCATTACGTTATTTGGCAAAAGCAGTCGGTAACTATTATCAGCATATTGGAACACAGAAAGATCCAGTATACAAGTTGATAGAAAAAGGTATAATAAATGCCGATAATCTTGATACAATAAATTCTAATTCACCAGTAAATCTAAATTGGTTTTATGAAATTCGTGATAAATTTGCTAAAGATAATAATGCCAATTTTTTAACAAATGCCACTAGGAATGATCAAGGAATAATTACACCATATTATAACAGTTTGCCAGATAAAAAAGCGATAGAAGAGTTTTATGACACACAATTGCTTTCAAATAATGTTCTTACAAGATCATTTGAAAACAATAATTTAGAAATAATGGATTACACTAAAGCTCCTGCTGAAGCTGGTTTCTTTAGGAATCTGAACAAATTCCCATCTGATATAAATGACGCCATAAATGATGGATTTTTAAAAGATAAGTCACTAGCTAGTGCCAGAATGAGCTTGCCTGACTTTATGAAAAAGTTAGTTGAGTATAAAAATCACAAAAATAATCTTGGCTTAAAAGAATGGCAATCTACTGAACCTGTTCTTGATGCAGGTGATTATGAGTGGCATAGAATGCCATATGACATACCAGCTCAGTTAGTTGAAGGTCGTAAAATGAATAACTGTACTGGTGATTTATGTCAAGCCATTCCAAATAAAAGAGACATTTATTCACTAAGATGGAAAGAAACAAATACGCCAAAAATTAATTTATCTCATGTGTCAGAAGATACGTCAGAAATTGGTGGAATAATTGAACAAGTATTAGGTGTATCTAATTCAGAACCTAAAGAAAAGTATTTTGATGCGATTGAAAAACTTAAACAATACTTAGGAATAGAATAATGGCCAAAGCAAAAACCAAACCGAAGAAAGCGCCTATGCCGAAACCTGGCAAATCCAAACCTTGTTCGTGCTAATCTAATGGAAACTAGAGAGATTTTATCAGTAATAGCCAACGAGCTGAACGACAGTCAGTCATTCATTGACTATGAAAAGCCACTCGATTACTACCTCGGCAATCCTGATGGACGTGAGGTAGAAGGTCGCTCGTCTGTGGTGTCTACTGATGTGGCTGACGCCATTGAGTGGATTATGCCACAGGTGATGAAATCTTTCACTCAGAATAACGAGATTGTGATCTTTGATCCAGTCTCTCCTGAAGACGAACTGCAAGCAGAACTT